AGATAGTCAATATTCAGAATGTCATCGAAAGCAGTAAGGTCAAGACCTGGCATTGTGAGCCTACCTACAATCCTTTCTTCTTAAGCTCACTACAGCCAATGAGCTTGATAAAAACTACGTTATCAGTCTCTGTGAGCCAGTGCGCCTCATCGCCGCATCGGCAACTCTCCCCAGCCTGAGATCCTTGCCCGTCATTTTCGTTGGGCTCGGACTTCCACTGACGCCTCCGCCGGCTGGAAGTTCCGCGCCGGTTGCGTCATCCACCTTGCCCTTAATCCACTGCTCCTTTTTTGCGTTGAGGGCTTTTCCAAAATCATTTGCCACAGACTTCATCGCATCTGCCTCGGTCATCCGAGGGTTGTGGTTGAGAAGAGCCAGAGCACTCTTCCTGCCGAGGTCAGCAAGGTCCTTGTTGTCTTTGAAGACTTCGTGCCTTCCGACTTCAGCATCGAGTGACTGGTTGATCCTGACCGTTTCGTTCTGGACTCTGGTCTCGTAGCTCTGAGCCTGGATGGTTTGCTTCAGGCCCTGCATCTCCTGCTTCAGCTGAGCCATCTCGTCAGGCTCTTCAACCACAGGCGCAGCCTGCGCCGGAGCTTGAGGTGCCGGTTGTCCACCGCTCTGTAGCTCAATAGCCGACAGGCCCTGGTGAACCAGCTCGTCAAGCTGAGACTGAGTCATGTCGAAGCCCTGGCCACGAAATGTCGAACGGGCCACATTTGACGCTGTTGGCGGCGACTCAACCGGATACCCACTCTTTCCACCTCCTGCATCGGCACCCTCCGGAGCAGGCGCAGAGGTAGTCTCAGGAGCAGGCGCAACGGCAGGTGCCGGATCAGGAGACGCCGGAGCGGGGTCGGGGTTCGGCGCTGCGGCCGGCGCGACAACGGGTTCATCTGGCATCAGAAACTCCTTTTCATCATTCGGGAGAGAGCGAGTCTACGGAGACTTTGAGTCACCTTCTCGCTTGGCATACGCGCCAGAGCGACAAGTTGTTCGGGTCCGAGATCGCCAACAACAGTATTGCCAAACGGCTGCATAGGTGGCGGCCGTACTTCTTTCTTCTGGTCAGGTCGCTGCGGGCCTCTGGTCCCTCTTCTTCCACGTCTTGCCATGTCACATTACTCCCGCCGCGATAAGGTCAAGTTCATCTGGTCCACCAGTGTCCGGAGCAGTTCTCGCCTGAGCAACCGAACGAGCCAGGGAGTCCTCTGTTCTGATGCCTGGGATCTGAGTGAGGTCGGGCTCACTCACGCCTTGCCCCGACTCCTTCAGCTGCTTGTTCCGTTCGTGCTGAGCCCTGTGGTCCTGGAAAACCAGGTCCGTTTCTTCGGTGCGGTTCTCTGCGTACTCTGGCGTTTTCTGAAAATTGATCAGTGTGTCAAGGTGGATGAGGTCGTCGTCGTAGTCCTGAACCTCCATCGGAATCCCGGTCATCATGATCCGGTTCTCCTGACGCTGGTTTGCCTTATCGAGGCGAGCAACATCGTAGAGAGGCTCTTCGCTACCAAGTTCCAGCAGCTCCAGGATTCGCCGCTTGTCTGTCTCTACATTCAGGATGCCTGCCTGAGCCAGCTCGGTGATGAATTGCCGACGCGCATCAGGCGTGAGTGGCAGCTGACTTCCAATCCTCACCTTCACGTCAAAAGAGTTGACTCCCGGCTTCCCGTCGTTCTTCCCGAGAAGGTCAGACCCCAGGAACTCCTGCACCTCGTACAGATCGTTCTGGCCAACGATCGTCACCAGGCGTTTCTCCTTGATCTTTCGGCTGAGCAACTCCATAAGCATCGAGCCGAACCTCTGCAGCTGCTGCTCGATACAGTTGATCGTCGGCGCTAACACCGAGGCGTCCTGCTCTTGAAGAGCGACGATCGCGCGGCCAGCACGCACCGATCCAGGTTGTTTCCCTTGGGAAACATCGTGGATCTGCGAGACGTCCTGTATGTCTGATCGGGCGAGTTCAAGCGTCCGGAGCACGTACGGCGGAAGCGGAGGGGGGACCCACGCTGTAGGCGCGTGCCCGAAAGTATGCCTGACAAGCTCGCCCGGCTCAGACGTCAGCGCGTAGTCCCCGAGGTTCGCGCCCTCTGGCACCAGCCACTTCGGGCGCGACATCATATTCCGGTTCTCGATTATCTGCGATCGTCCCCGGTTGTATTCCGCCTGGAGCGAGATCGTCTGTTCCAGTGCGCAGGTTGGCCAGAGACGCCCAGGCACTTTGATCTCTTCGTAGAAACTGTATGGGAGAGAGACTCGTCCTTTGGCTCTGTACTGGTTCTGTCGAATGTCGAGGAGCGTGTCGTTAGCGACCACAGCGTAGATGCCTCGATCGAACTTTCCAAATGGGAGAGCCCAGACTTCGTGTACGTTAACGAGATTTTGATCACCCCGGACTCCGGCAAGAGATGAGCGTCCTCCAGTAAACGTTGAACTATTCGGTCCAGCGAGGTCTGCAATTCGCTTCTCAAAGAAGTTGAGATCCTGTTCGTCTTCGCCATGAATCTGATCCTTGTTCTTCGGGTACCTCTCCTGCACCCACTCGACCGGACGCACCGAAGAATCGATGAGCCACTTCAGTCGATCGCCGGAGAAGTCTGTCGCCCAGGGATCAGGATCGATCTGGAACGGTGACTTCACTTCCAGCTCGACGTCACCCAGGTTGACCTTGTTATCTCCCTTGCGCTCCAGCTTCTCGAGATCCTTGATGAGATTCTTATCGGTGACGTCCTTCGAGGAAAGCACCACCTCATTCGATTTCCTCGGGTCCCAGTGCAGGCGCCAGATACCGAGCCCACAGGTCGTCATCCACACCATGGCGTCGACCAGTTTCTCGTCAGCCTCGAGCGGACCGGCCCAGTTGTACTTCAGGAGTTTCTCTTGGAGTCGAGCGGCGACAGTGTCCTCGGGGTCTCCAGTCGCAGGAACAACCGTAAACACGGGCTTCTGTCGCAGGACAGTGGACACGATTTTCCGAGAGATTCCCTGCACCAGGTTGGCGGTGAGACGGACCCGCCAGGGAGGAGCAGAGGGTTGGTAGAGTTGTCCTCTGGATTGATCCCACTCAAGATACTGGTGCCCCATATAGAAGGCGATGTTGATGTACCACTGCCGTTCAAGCCACGATCTCCGTGATCTTCGTGTGTCCCACATGCCGCCGACAAAGTCAGCGACGTCACCTGGCTTCTTCCAGTCGACAGAATAGAACGACCGAAGCTTTCGCGCCTTCTTCTCGGTCGTCTGTGTCGTGCGTGGTAGGACTCGGAGAGGTTGCGCCATTACAGTTCACTCCCCACTGGAATCCCACGATTTGCGATCTCAGCCTCGATCGCATCCGTCCGGCGAACAGGCTCGTGCGGTTCTGCTTCACGACCCTGGAGCGCCAGGTAGTCGTGCAACGTCGACGCATGAATCCTGTTCTGCGCTTCTTTCAGGAGGGCATGGAGAGCTTTCTTGTCTGAAAGGAGGCTCTCCATCGCAGTGTGGTTGGCTTCTCGAATGTTTTTGATTGAGAAGTAGTAGAGGACCGACAAGAATATCGTGAATCCGATGAGGACACCCAGCTCCCAAGTCATGTGATCTTTCTCCTGATGAGAAATGCAAGGATGTCGGTAGCGATCACAGCGTTGCCAGCAGCGGTGGACCTGACGTCTGCCCTCATCCGACCCGGCACCAGTTGTATGGGTGTGAAGCGGTAGCTGACGATGCCGTTCGCCGGGTCTTCCAACGTCATGCTGGAAGTCGTAGCGGTGCCTCCGTCAATCGACCAGATCAGGTCAGCTGACCCACCGGTAAGATCGCGTGGCTGTCGTGTCGACGTCTCAATTAACGTCAACCGAAGTAGTGTTGCGTTGCCTTCTACAAGATCAGCCATGCGGCGATCTTGCAGCAAACGAAAAAAGGCCGCGAGAACAATTCTCGCTACCCCGAAGTGAAGAGAACAATAGACGGCGGCTTATGCCATTAGCTGCTCAGTCTTGCCGAGCAACTACATATCTGATAATTCTTATGTCTCCACGGTGATTTCAATCACATCTGGGACAAGGATCGTCATGTTCTCGATTGTTTCAGCCACTTCCGATACCTCCGATCATTGGACCGCCGTCATCCCTGCGGCTCTGCGCACTTTCCTTCCTCCTCCACCAGCTCCTCATTCGTTCTTTCATTCCGTGCGAAGCTATCTTCTCCAGATCGATTCCTTTCTCCAGCTCGAACTTGTGTCTTTGGATGTGGTCCTGCGAAGGATCGTGGATGATTCCCGCTGCCACCATGTAGCGCAGCGCGTCGAGCGCATGATCGTTTCTCTTTACCGGTTGATCCTTGCGCTCGTGCGCCCAGGTGCTGCCACGGTCTTCTACCCATCGATAGGTTCCGAACTCCTTGATGACCGCTCGGCAGGTGTTGAATACTTTGATCCCAGGCTGCTCGTCCAACCCAATCTGCAGGAGCTGATGAATCTTTTCAATGCCGAAGTGGACGTCGTTAGGCGCCGGACTGCAGAAGATCTTGTAGTCCGATGAAAGGAGGGTTCCAATTCCGGGCTCTCCAGAGGCTGTATGATAATACGCAGAGGGATCGATCCATCGAACACGTATATTCTCAGTTCGTTGGGATCGGTTCCAGACTTTCTCTCGTGCGTGCCAGGTGTAGCCCTCTGACTCTTTGATGAACTTCGCGAATTCGTGGTACCTGAGTCCATGAAAATAACCTTCTCGATAGATATAGACGATCTTCTCGCCTGGTGGAACCGCCAACCAAAGGATCGCGGCGGTCCGTCGACCAGGATCGATCCCGCAGTACCGAGTCCAGTCCGCCGGAATGTCAAATGGCTCGCATATGTGTTTCTTCGAAAACTCGGGGTACACAAGGCCCTGACGCTTCCGCGATCCACCCTCGAGCATGACGTGCTTATCTTCCTCGCTCAGGAAGGAGAGCATTTCGTTGTACACGTCCCTGGAGATGTGACCACGCTCGACAGCACGCTTCGTCTGGAGGCGCACCATGTCGACATTATCGTCACCCATGATGGCGAGCTGCTCCAGGTCAAGGAGCCACTCTTCAGAACGGAACATGGTGGCAGCGATGCAGACCCGTCCACCCTTGGCGAGACGCCGGGCCATTAGCTCTTTCCACAGAGCACCGGAAATCTCTTCGTCGATGACGACAAGATCCACCGCTGCAGCTTGTATCTTCCGACGAGCTTCTTCGTTCCCATCGCCAGAAATGAAGTCACACTGACCGCCGTTACGGGTCCGAATGAAAGCGGGGATTTCAGTTTTCGCCGCCGCAGGACCAATCTTCGCAATGTTCCATTCGTGAAGTATCGCCGCCTGCTGATTGGCACCCATAAGATGCCGGTAGACTCCCTCTGTAAGCGTTCGATAATCCGCCGACAGGATGTAGATTTTA